GCGTGGGAGGCGATCGAGCGCGGCGCGCGCCATCGCGGCGTGATGCCGGTCAGCGATAGCAAGGGCGGGCTGGTTTTCCAGCGCGCCGGTGACAATGGCACCCATGCGGCGCTGGTGCTGGGCAAAAATATCAAATCCGGCAAGGCAGTCCATTCCTGGAAGCAGCGCTATAGCCACATCATCGTGCTGGCGCAGACCTCCGGCGCGGACCTGATGACGCCCGAGCAATCAGCCGGCATCAGCGGCCATGGCTTCGACCCGGAGATCAACCGCTATCGGCCGCTGATCGTGATGTCCGAGCTGGCCGAGCGCGGCACCGGCTTCCTGACCCAGCGCGCGCAATGGGAGGCCAATGTACGCGCGGGCCGAGGCAAACGCGGCGACCCGATCCGTGTGCAGGGCTGGCGCGACGATGGCGGGGTGCTGTAGCAGCCCAACCGCACGGTGCCGATCACCGATGCGTTTTCCGATTTCGCCGGGACGATGTTGGTCACGGCCGCGAAGATGATCCTCAATGGCGAGGACGGCACCGTCACTGATCTGACCTTGATGCCGCCCGCCGCGTTCCTGCCGGAGCCGCTCGGCGCCTATCCGGACCTCGACCTGTGAACCGGCGCGAACTCACGGCATTCATTAACGGCATGACGGCGCCGGTCCTGCGGCGCGTGCGCGGCATGATTGGCCGCTGCATCCTCGACATGGTCGACGATAGCGGCGGCCGCCAAATGGTGCAGGTGCATCTCTATGGCGGGATGGAGACGCTGACCGGGGTCGAGCGCTTCCAAGCCTATGGCCACAATGCCGTGCCGCCAGCCGGCGCCGAAGGCATCTTCGCCAAACTTTCCGGCAGTCCCGATCATGTCGTCGTGCTGGTGATGGAGAGCCGCGATGCGCGGCCGAAGGGCTGGCAGCCCGGCGAAAGCGGCCTCTACGACAATCTCGGCCAGCTGGTCCATTTGACCCGCGCCGGCATTGTGATCGACGGCGCCGGCTTGCCGGTTACGGTGCAGAACACGCCGTCGGTGACGATCGACGGCGATCTCCACGTCACCGGGACGATCGATCATGGCTGACCTGGCGCTCCGCTTCGATCCGGCCTATGGCGAATACGATCTGGTGGTCGGCGCCAATGGCGATTTCGTGATGGACGACACGCTCGCGGGCGCCGTCGCGATCTCGCTCAACACCTATCGCCAGGCGCTGCCCGATGACGTGCTGCCCGATGCCGATGCGCCTGGCGGCGGCAGCGGCGACCGGCGCGGCTGGTGGGGCGACTGGTATCTCGATCCGCCGGCCGATCCCACGGTCGAGCCGGCGTCAGGCTCGCGGCCGGTGCCGACCTTCCGCTATGGCTCGCGGCGCTGGCTGCTCACGCGGAGCAAAAACACCGCCGATATTCCGGTGCGCCTGGTGCAATACGATACCGAGGCGCTCGATTGGATTCGGACGAACGGCATCGGCGCGGTGAAGGTCGAGGCGTTCTATCTGCCCGGCCGGCCGAACTGGATATTCGAGCGCATCACCATCACGCGGCCGGCCCAGCCGAACGCGGTCTTTGCCTATGAACACGGCGACGGCGACGGGTTTGCCCGTTCTCAATTCCGCGCTGCCGGAAATCCTCGATCCGCTGGGCAATCCCCTCCTCGATCCCGCCTATATCACGCCGGTGTACGAACCATGAGACGATTGCTGATACTGCTCGCGCTGATCGCCATCGCCGTGCCAGGGCTGGCTCATGCCCAGCTCGGCACGCGCGCCGACCAATATCACGCCGCGGGCGCGCTATCGCCATCCGACCAGCTCATCGTGGTGCGGCCCGGCGTGCCGCTGACGCTGGCGCCTCTTTCATCGGTATGGAGCGGCGTTCCGGCACTCAATTCAATCTGCGGACCCAATCAATGGTTCTCAGGGATTTCCGGTGGCTCGCCACTGTGCACATCGCCGACGTCGAGCGATATCACAAGCTCCCTCGGCTATACGCCGTTCAATCCCGCGAACAATCTTTCCGATGTCCCGAGCCCTCCGGCGGCGCGCGCGAGTCTTGGGGTGCCTGCGCATACGGCGAGCGCCGCGTCGCTGGGCGCGCTCGCGACCAGTGCGGCGGCGAGCGGCATCTGGCGTGACAGCTATGCCTCGGGCAGCAGCGCGTCGCCGCTGTTCTTTCAGCCCAGCGGCTCGGCTTGCCCGCTCAACAGCGGCGCCGGCGACAATGGCTCGCAGGTCCCGAGTGCCGACGCCAAATGCTGGCTAGCGCAGCCGGGGCCGTTCCCGAGCATCGCGCAATGGGGACCGGATGCCAGTGGGGTCGCGGACGCCACGGCCAACGTCTCGAACGCGGTCAACTACAGCGCGGCGAACGCCAATCCGATCGTCATGGCTGGCGGCGCGTATCTCTTCGGCTCGCAGCCGACAATCAATCCGTTGGCGGTGATCCTGATGACGGGACTGCCAACCTTTGCCGGGGCGGGCAGCCCCTATGGGGCATCGGCGACCCTCAATGACAACAATCCCTCCGGGGATGCCAGCGGCCAGAACATCATCACCCTGGCTTCGACAAGCAGCCTGCAAACAGGCATGGTGGTTACTGCGCAAGAGATCACCGGCAACGGCGCCACCGGCAGCCAGTGCATTCCAAACGCGACCACGATCCAGGTCGTGTCGAGCACTAATATCGCGCTGTACAGCAACGCCACCACCACCCCGGTGAACATCGCGTGCGCCGCCGGCATCGCCTATCAGCAGCCACTCTATTTCGATTTGGCGCAGCCCATCATTCGCATGGGGCCGTACTATCTTGAAGTGGACCGGGTGTCGAATCCCAGCGACCTGCTGAATCTGCACGGCAACGGCCCGAGTGCGAACGGCACGGCGGTCTATATCCAGACCTCCATCAACACCGCCAATAATTCCGGCGATGTCTCAGTCCCGTTCATCATGCGCTCTACGTTTCGGGGCGACAGCGCCCTGGACTATGCGGAAGGCACGGCGTTACCGCTCGGCTCCCTGGGCGGCCTCTCGCTTTTCAGTCTGGTCGGCCAAAAATTCGGCGACGGTGGCCTGTTTGGCTTTTCCACGACCATCGCGCTCAACGGCGGCGCCGCGCAGGGTTACCAAGCCGGATCAGTCGACGAAGCAGTGGTCAAATGCGCGCAAGCCTCGCTGACGGCCATCTGCAACATAAAAACCCATGAAAACGTAATCACTAACGAGACCACCGGAACCGCGACCCCGACCGAAGAAGAGGCTTATGTCGCGCGGCTCGCGCAATACAGCGCGTTCAATCTCTTTCCCGCCGGTGCCGCTTTCATCGCCTCATCCGTGATCGGCCCCGCGGTGGGGGGTGTCACGCCGGGGGCACCCGACGTCCTGACGATCGCCGGGTTCAGCGGCAACGGTGATTACCGTTATGGCTTCAACGCCGCGACGATCGCAGGCGCCACCGGCGCGACGCATTTCACCTCGGGCGAGTGGGCGCGCGCATTCAACGGGGACAGCATCGCTTCCGTGACCTATGGCATCGGCGGCGTTAAGGCGATCCTCCCGGGCGTGGGCCAAGCCGGCACCGGTTGTCCGGCCGGCATTAAAGCGCTGAGTTTTTCTGGCGGCGGGGGCACCGGCGCCGCTGCGTCGGCGCTAGTATCGCCGAATGGCGCCGTGATGGCTCTCGGCAACATCGTCCCCGGCACCGGCTATACCAGCGCGCCAACGGTAACGCTCAGCGGCTGCGGCACGGCGCCGACCTTCGTCGCCTATCTCGAGCAGGATCAGGACGTGGTCGGCACGCTCGGCCCCGGCACTGGGGGCAGCAATGGGAGATTGCTACTAACCGGTGGCGACGCAAACGCCTCGGTCGCCATCACCGGCCAGAACGGCACCGGCGGCTTCGGTGCCAATATCGTGTTGTTCGACCTGCCGCCCGGCGGCGTCCCATTGACGGAATTCTTCGGCACGGTTGAACTCGCCGGAACGATGAGCGCCGCCAGCGGAAACCGATTTTTGAGCATCGGCGGAACGATCACCGATACCACCGGCACCGGCACCGTGGGGACTCAGGCGCCGTTCTTCATCGGCGGTCAGACCCTGGCCGCGTCGAGCGCGGTCACCTACACCAATGCCTCGACCGTTTTTATCACCGGGGCGCCGGTCGCCGGCACCAATGTCACCATTACCAACCCCTACGCGTTCCGGATCGGGGCGGGCAATTCGATCATGCCGACCCTGATCCTGGCTGGCGCCACGCCCACCGTCGCCGCTAGCCAAGTTGGCTTTGGCAACACGCTCGTTGCGGCGGGCACCGGGACCTGTCCATCCGGCACGGTCGGCGGTCAAACGGTCGCGGGTTGCAACCAGATCAATGTCGCCGGAACGGCTCACGTCGTGCCGTATTTCTGAAGGATCATTGTGCACTCGCGGAAGGCAGCTGAGAAATATCCGCCGGCAAAGTCCGACCCGATCATGGCGGCATGCGGCATCAAGTTCAATTAACGGGAGTTTCGATCAATGCGTTTCATCCCCACCGCCGCGCTCGCGCTCATGCTGCCGATCGCCGCCTTCGCCCAGGGTCATCCGGCCGCGCCGTCAGCAGCGCCCGCAATCACGCTCGCTTTGGATGACTTGCGCGCCGTCGTGTCCGGCGAAATTTTGCGAGCAAAAGGGCAGGAACTTATTCAGCAGGCCGACGCGATGGAGCGCGCGGCGACCTCGAAGATCACGGCGCAGATCGCCGAGTTTGATCGCGTGCAAGCCGCAAAGAAGGCTGCCGCCGATGCCGCCGCCGCAAAGATGGCCGCCGATGCTGCCGCTGTGATGAAGCCTGCGCCCGGCGCGCCGAAGCCCGCTCCCGCGAAGGGCGACCCCGATGCACCGAAGCCGGCTCACGCAGAGCCTTCGGCCGGCGCGACGAAGCCACACGACGACGGCAAATAAATGTCCTTCCGCGCCCCCACGCTCGGCGAGATCATCGCCGCCAACCAAGGCGATCTGGAGAGCCGGATTCCGGGCGCGGACGCGTGGTTGCCCGTCTCCGCGATGCAGGGCATCGCCTTCGCTAAATCCGGCGCCGACGATGATTTCTACGCGTACCTCGTCAATCGGTCGAAACAGCTGTTCCCGCGATCGGCGACATACAATCTCGTATCGCTCGCGGCGCAAAAGGGCATCTTTCAAAAGGGCGTCCAAGCCACGGTACTGACCCTGTCGCTGACGGGCACCAACGGCACCGTCGATGCCGGCACCGTGCTTCAGCGGCGCGATGGCGTGCAATATACGACGCGGGCGGATGCCACGCTGGTCGGCGGCGCGGCGACCGTCTCGGTGGTGTCGATCGTGCCCTCGGCGGCGTCGAACTGCACGACTGGTACACAGCTCGCGTTCGTCTCGCCGGTTCCCGGCATCGCTTCGACAGTCGCCGTCGCGGGGACGGTGCAATCGGGCGCCGATCAGGAGACGCTCGACGCGCTGCGCGGGCGCCTGACCAAGCGCTGGCAGCAACCGCCTCAGGGCGGCGCCTATTCCGATTATGTCGGCTGGGCCGAAGCCGTGCCCGGCGTGACGCGGGCATGGGCATTCCCGCTGTGGATGGGCGCCGGCACGATCGGCGTCACATTCGTCATGGACAGCAACCCGGTGTCGATCATTCCGGGCGATGGCGATCTCGCCAATGTCGCGGCGGCGATCGGGGTGTGGGGAACCAATATCGGCCCGCGTCCGGTCACCGCGCGCCCGTATGTGTTCGCGCCGGTCGCGACACCGTTAGACCCGGCCATTCGCCTCAACCCCAATAACGCGACGCTCCAGGCGCTGGTGACCCAGTCGCTGGCCGATGTCATCGCGCGCGAGGCGCAGCCGGGCGGCTCGCTGGTGCTGGGAAATGTCTATCCGTATTTCTTCTGGTCGCATCTCGAAGAGGCGATCGGCGGCACGGCGGGGCTGACCGATTTCACGCTGTCGTCGCCGGCGGCGAATGTCGCGCTGTCGGGGGCGCAGCTGCTGACCCTCGGCACGCCGGTCTATAGCGGACCCTGAGGCATGGCAAAGACCGCTGACGATTATCTCGCGACCTTGCAGGCAGGCCTGCCGCCCGGCCCAGCATGGGCGCGGCGCGCGCCGGTGATGACGGGCTTGTTCCACGCCTTCGGCGATGGCTATCAGCGCATCGATCAGCGGCTCGACGAATTGTTGCCGCAGGCCGACCCGCGCGCCGCGCCCAT